CGCTCCGTGGGTGGGCTTGTCATATCCGGCCAAAAACTTGATAGCAGGGACACGCGATGACGGCTTCTGTGGACAGCCCTCTACCCGAGCGGTTGCAGCACGACCGCGTAACCCGCGACGAGCAGCAACTCGCCGACGCCGAGGGCAATATCGGGTTACCGTGGCGCGTCGAGAGCCTGCTCGAACGTCTCCAGCGACACGGCGACATCGGGCATCGGGAGAGGCTGGCCGGCGAGGAGTTTCAGCGGCTGTTTCGGCTCGCCCATCTCGACCCGTTGCGGGCTGGGAATATGATGGAATCGGTGCACCACCCCGGGGCGCGACCTGGCATCAACGCCGCGTTCGCCCAGCGCCAGGTCAACCTATCGCTTGATGCCATAGGTGGGCTCGATAGCCCGTGCGGGGCCTGCGCTTGGTTCGTCCTTGGCGTCGAGTTATCCATGCGGGACTGGGCTATGCGTAAGGGTTGGGCCGGGAAGCCCATCCGGCAGGAGGTCGCAAAAGGCGTGTTGCTCGGCACTCTCGGTTCGCTGGCAAAGCACTTCGGGATATGAAACCGCTTGACAACGTGTCCGAAACAATGGCTTCCCATTACTTAGGCTAGAGACTTGCGTCTGCGGCCCGCCACCAACCCAACATATACAATCCCCACCAACCAAGCCCTCTACGACAGCGTTGCATGGAAGCGGCTGCGTCTGGTTACCAGACGTAGAGACCGCTTCAAGTGTGTGGTGTGCGGTGCTGATGTATCGGCACCAGGTGCGGCACGCTCCGACCACATCATCTCGGTAGCCGAACGGCCTGACCTGGCCCTCGTGGCAAGCAACATACGAACGCTCTGCGTCGAGCACGACAACCAAGCACATCGAGAGAAGGGGCATGGCAAGGCACGCGATGCGCGGTTCGTGATCCGCGGTGCCGATGCCTCGGGTATGCCGCTCGACCCGGCCCACCCCTGGCACCGCGGTCGATAGGCCGACCAACCCGACCCCCTCGGCCCCGATTGTAACAGGGGGGGAGGGGTCAAAACCCAGGGCGAGCCGGCCAGTCAGCGGCCTGAAGGTCGCTGATTCAATTTTGTCACCACCAGGAAGAATAGCACTGTGGGAATGCGCGGTCGTGGCGCACGGCTGGGATTGGGTGCGATCGTTGAACGAAAATTGCCGTGGGAACGGAAGGGGCTGCGACGTGAGCAGCGTGTCATTAAATTTCTTGAATGGCTGCCGATCACCAAGGGTCCGCTCGCCGGTCAAACCATGCGTCTCCTGCCGGAACAGCGCCTCTTCGTCCAAGAGATCTACGGCAACCTCGACCGGAACGGGCTTCGCCGGCGCCGCATCGGGATCAAGTCCGAACCCAAGGGCAACGGCAAAACCGGGCTGATTGCCGGGCTCTGCATGTGCCATCTGGTCGGCCCGGAGGCGGAACCTCGGGGCGAGATCTATTCGGCGGCGATCGACCGGCAGATGGCGGCGCTGATCTTCGCGGAGATGGAGGCAATGATTTTTGCGGTGCCCGAGTTCTCCCAGGTCTGCAATGTCGTGCGGTTCCACAAGCGCATCGAGGTGATCGGCGACGTCGTGGCCGCAGGGTCCACCTACGAGGCGCTGTCGGCCGATGCTCGCCGGGCACACGGTTTGGCGCCGAGTTTGTTTTGCTATGACGAGCTGGCGCAGGCGAAGGACCGGGTACTGCTCGACAACCTCGTTAATGGCCTGGGCAAGCGAAAGGAGGCGTTAGGTCTCATCATCTCGACGCAGGCGCCGGACGACGAGCACCCGCTGTCGCAACTGATCGACGAGGGGTTGCGGCAAGAGGACGGGCCGCTCTACGTCCAGCTATTGGCGGCGCCGGAAGATGCTGATCCGTTTGCCGAGCGCACCTGGATGGCGTGCAACCCGGCATTGGGAAAGTTCCTGTCGCTGAGCGAGATGCGCGACGCCGCGACGCGGGCGCGGCAGATTCCGGCCTTTGAATCGAGCTTTCGCAATCTGCGGCTGAACCAGCGGATCGATGCGCGTGAAGAGGACCGCTTGGTGTCGCTGCCGGTCTGGAAAACCGGGGAGGTGCCGATCGACCGCGAAGCGCTGAAGGGGCGGCGCTGCTATGCCGGGCTCGACCTCTCGGGCAAGCACGACCTGACGGCGCTGGTGCTGGCGTTTCCCGACGACGACCCCGAGCCGAGTTTTGATCTCCTGCCGTTTTTCTGGACGCCGGAAGGGCAATTGGCGGGGCGCAAGGCGGTCGAGCGCGATCGGTTCCGGGAATGGATCGGGCAGGGATTTATGACCGCGGTGCCGGGGCCGACGGTGCGCTACGGCTACATCGCGCGACAACTGGCGGAGCTGAGCCGCGAGTTCGAGATCCAAGTGCTCGGTTATGACCGTTGGCGGATCGACGACTTCAAGGCCGACCTTGAGGATGTCGACGCCAATTTCCCGGCGGCGCTGGAACCCTTCGGGCAGGGCTTCAAGGACATGGGGCCGGCGGTCGAATGGTTTGCCGAGCTCGCGCTGACCGGGCGCCTGCGGCACGCCGGGCACCCGGTGCTGACGTCATCGGTGGCGAGCGCGATTATCGTCAGCGATCCGGCCGGCAACCACAAGATCGACAAGCCGCTCGGCAACAAGCGCGGGATTGTGCGGGTTGACGGCGCGGTGGCGATGTTGATCGCGCTGGAACTGGCGAAGCGGTCGCGGCAGACCGACATCGACATCATGGCGATGATCGCATGACCAAAGTGCGCCGCAGAAAGAGTGATCAGCCTGACAGTGTTATGCGTGTCCTAACTTGCCAGTCCATAGCGTACGCGACTGGTCGTGATCCTGTGGACGTGGCGATAGAACGATTTTCCAACGACGGCGAAGTTCGCGAACTGCTGCGCGCTGTTCCGAAACCAAAGGCCGACTAGATGACCACGATGAAGTTCAAAACCGCCACCGGCAAGGTGGGCGGAAGCCTCTCCTATGTGCTGAGCGACGGCACGGTGGATCGCTACGGCGACGTGATTGAGCCGGCCGGCTGGCAGTTGGACGGGTTCCGGGGCAACCCGATCGCGTTGTTCAACCACCGGCCGGACGCACCGATCGGCAAGTGGCGCAACATTCGGGTCGAGGATGATCGCCTGCTGGCAGATTTCGAGCCGGCGGCCAAGGGCACATCGCAGCGGGTCGACGAGATCCTGTCACTGATCGAGCAGGACATCCTGCGGGCAACGAGCGTCGGTTTTCTCGGCATCGACTCTGAACCGCTCGACCCGAAGCGGCCCGGCGCCGGCACCCGGTACACCCGGCAGGAGTTACTCGAAACCAGCATTGTCAGCGTACCGGCCAACCCGGCGGCGCTGCAAATCGCGAAGTCCCTCGGGATTTCGGACGACACCATGAGCCTTGCCTTCGGCGAGCATGCCGCAATCGGGCAGGCAGTGGTGAGAACCGGCGAGCATGCCGTGACGCAGCCCCGATCGAGGGCAACCCACATGGACAACCAACTCACCATCAGTCAGCAGATCGAAGACCGGCAGTCGCGGCTTAATGCGGCGCGCGACAAACTATTCGAGGTGACGCGCGACCCCGAGCACGACATCGAGACGGCAAACGGCCTCAACGCCGAAATTGTCGAACAGGAGCAGCGGCTGGCATCGCTGCGCAGCACCGAGCGCTCGCTGGCGTTGCGGGCTCAGCCGCAGCCGTTGGCACCCGTGGCGGCGCCGGCCATCAACCGCCGGCCGCTCGGGCTGCCGGCGAAGGAGCGCACGCCCGGCGATCTCTACGCTAACCACTGCGTCGCCCGGTTTATCGCGGTCGCGAACCGGATGCCGCTTGAGCAGGTGTTGGCCGAGCGCTACCCGGACGACGAGCAGACGGCGCTTGTCACCCGCGCGGCCATCGCCGGGGCGACCACGACGACGGCCGGTTGGGCGTTGGAGCTGGTGCAGACCGGGCAGGCCGAGTTCGTCAACTCGCTGATGCCGACCCAGGTATTTCCGCAACTGTCGGCGATGGGCGTGGCGCTGAATTTCGGGCCGAACTCGGGGGCAATCAAAATCCCGAGCCGCGCCACCACGCCAAGCATTGGTGGCAGCTTCGTCGCAGAGGCGGCCCCGATTCCGGTGCGCCGGCTGGGAACCACGAGCATCACCCTGTATCCGCACAAAGTCGGCGGAATCTCGGTGTTCTCGCGCGAGATCGCGGCCTACAGCAACCCGGACATCGAGCAGTTGATTCGCACCAGCATCGTTGACGACACGCAGATCAACATCGATGCGCTGCTGCTCGACAACGTGGCGGTGTCGACCACGCGGCCGGCGGGGCTCACCAACGGCGTTTCGACGCTCACCGCGACGGCGGGCGGCGGCTATGCGGCGTTCCTGGGCGACCTGCAAAAATTAACGGCTCCGTTCTATGCCGCCAATGCGGGACGCAATCTGGCGCTGCTGATGAACCCGGCGCAGCGCAATCAGTTGACGTTTGCGCCGGGGCCGAGCGGTGTGCCGTTCGGCTGGTCCGAGCAGTTCACCAACATGTTCCGGGTGATCGCCTCGACCAGCGTTGCGGCGGGCGCTGTCTACATGATCGATGCCGCCGATTTTGTCAGCGTGTCGGGGGCACCGGAGTTCGATGTCTCCGAGACCGCGACGATCCACATGGAGGACACGACACCGTTGCAGATCGCGACCGGCGCACAGGGTTCGGGCGTGCTGGCGACACCGACGCAGAGCATGTTCCAAACGGCCCAGATCGCGGTGCGGATGGTGGCAAATGTCAACTGGGCCATGAGACGAAGCGGCATGGTTCAGTTCATCGGCAGCGGCGTGAACTGGGGATAAAGCACGATAATGGAAAGCGGAACCGAACGAACAGTGCCGCGGCAGGCCCCGCGGACGGAGGGAACAATGGAAAGCACACCAGCACGCAACCCGGCCCCGGCGCAACGCGGCGCAACCGCGCCGGCTTCACCCGATGTCGACAAGGCCAAGGCTGAGAAGGAAGCGACCGACAAGGCAATCGCTGAGCGGATAGCCTCGCCACCGGAACAGCCAACGCCGACGCAGGCCGAAGCGGATGCGATCAAGTCGGGCGAAGCACTGGCCGAAACAAAGAGCGGAACACCGCAGGAGCGCGAGGTGAGGCCGGGCACACCAGCGGCGGGCTACACGACCCGCTGATATGGCGGGTTGGCTGCGGCGGGCTTTTGGCTGGGGCGCGCCCGAGGGTGCGTTCCGGCCCGGCCCGTACATGCTGCGGGACGGCTGGTTGCCCGCCGGCAGCCCGTGGAACTTCTGGCAACTTGGGCAGAACGTGCAGCCTTACGGGGCGCGGTCTGCGGTGTTGGAGGCGTGCATCAGCGCGTATTCGCAGACCGTGCCGATGTGCCCCGGCGATCACTGGCGGCGGCTCGACAACGGCGGGCGGGAGCGGGTCACGAACAGCGCTTTGTCGCGGATCATGCGGCGGCCAAACGATTATCAATCGATATCAGACTTTCTCCTGAACCTGACGCGGCGGTTGTACGAGCAGGGCAACGCCTATGCGGTCGCGACACGGAACAGCCGGTTCGAGATCACCGAGCTTCACCTGATGCGCACCGGCACCGGCACCGTGGCCGAGGACGGCAGCATCTACTATTCCCTGTCGGGGAATGAGATCGTCGAGCGGCGGCTTGATCTATCGGGCGGCGTGCCGGCGCGCGACGTGCTGCATGTGCGGCTGCACACGCCGCGGCACCCGCTCCGGGGCGAGAGCCCGATTGCCGCGGCCGCGCTCGACCTGGCGATGGGCAACGCCGCGCTGCAACAGCAGGTGGCGTTCTACCTAAACCAGAGCCGGCCGTCGTTCATCCTGCAAACCGATTTAACGATGTCGAAAGAACAGGTCGAGGATCTGGACCGGCGCTGGCAGGAGCGCTCCTCGGGCGAGAATGCCGGCAAGACCATGATCGCGACGCACGGGTTGAAGGCGCAGCCGATCCAGACGACGGCAGTCGATGCGCAACTGGCCGAGATGCTGCGGCTAACGGATCAGGCGATTGCGCTCGCCTTGCGGATTCCGCTGCAAATTCTCGGCATCGGCGGCACGACGTACTCGTCGACCGAACTTCTGATGCAAAGCTGGATTGCCACTGGCTTGGGTTTCACGCTGAATCACATCGAGGAAAGTTTCGGACAACTGTTCGGGTTGCGCGGCGTGCCCGACGAATACCTCGAACTCGACACCAGGGCGCTGTTGCGCTCGGCCTACCGGGAGCGGATAGAGGGGCTGGCCCGCGGCGTCATTTCCGGAATCTACAGCCCCGACGAGGCGCGCGCACAGGAGGATCTGCCGGCCGTGCCGGGTGGTCACGGGGCCGAACCGAGGGTGCAACAGCAAGTCGTCCCGCTGTCGTACGGCAGCGATATGCAGCCGCCGCCGGCACAACCGCCACCAGCACCGCCGCAGGATACGCCGCCACCTGACAACACCGATGACACCGCCAGCAAACTCGCTGCGTTCCGCGCTGCGTATGACGAACACCGCCGCTTTGCCGCGTGACCCGCTGGCGGCGGAACTCGGCTCGGTTGTCGGCACGCTGGAGCGGGAGCTGCGGTTGCAGATGTCGGCGCTGCTCGCCGAGGCGCGCGAGGAGATCGCGGCGCTGCGGGCGTGGCGTGCCGAGGCTGCGCTGGAGCTTGCCGCACGGATTGGCCCGCCGGGGCCGCAGGGCGAGCGTGGGGAGCCCGGAGAGCCGGGGGAGGCCATCGCAGGCCCGCCCGGCGAACAGGGCATCCAGGGGCCGCCAGGGCGATTTACAGCGCCGGTCGCGTGGCAGCGCGGCATCCATTACGACGGCGCGCTGGCGACGCATGCCGGCGCGACGTGGTGCGCAATGCGAGACACAGCCGAGGAGCCGCCGCACGACGATTGGGTCTGCGTCGCCGAGCGGGGAGCCGATGGCCGCACGCCCGCCTTCCGGGGCGCCTGGAAGGCAGCCAGTGCGTATGAAGCCTTGGACGTGGTCATGGTCGAGGGGTCGTCGTTCATCGCGCTCTGTGACGCTCCGGGGCCGTGTCCCGGCGATGGCTGGCGGCTGATTGCCAGCCGCGGCAAGAGCGGGCCGCCGGGTCCTGCCGGGCCGCAGGGCGAGCGTGGATGGCCGGGCATGCCGGCGCCGGTCGCGACAGCCTTGGAGGTGGACGGCGAAGGGTTGCTCGTGCTGCGGTTCGGCGATGCCGTCGCGCTCCAGTGCGATCTCTACCCGGTGCTGGCGAAGCTGCGATGACCTTCGGCTATCGCATGACGCGGGTGGTGACGCCAGCCGCGAGCATGGGGCTTGTGACGGTCGAGCAGGCGAAAGCCGCGCTCGGCATCGCTGCCGAGGACACGTCGCAGGATGCCCTCCTGACGCAGCAGATCGAGGCAACCTCGCGCGCCATCAACAACTGGTGCGACCGCATATTCGTCGTGCAGACCTACCGCGACCAGTTGCGCAACGCCTGCGGCTGGTATGGCGAGCCGCTGGTCGTG